CCGACTCGCGTAGTGCGAGCCGGCCGCAATTCTTATCAATTTCCTCATACTTGGGGAATTTAACCCAAGGACAGTAGGAAGGAGATAGGGTATGGCTAATGGAGTGCGTATAGTGACGGAGAACCGTGAGTCGGAAGACCACGGTGCCCTTGCGTCATCCGCTTACTCGTTGGTGAACATGGGTTGGGGCGAGCCTGGGCTCGTTCCGGACATGGACACTGCTCTTGCGAAACAGGAGGCAAGATACATCACTCTTGGTAGCAAGAAAACGTACAAAGCGATCACGTCATCTGAAGAGATGGCGGGAAGCACGACACGCAAAGGGAGTAAAAGAACCCCTCTGGGGTGCCTCCACAAGCGTGTGACGTTCCTACAGGGAAAGATCTACTACATCAAACGCTACGGCAGATGTACTGGTTTTTACACCTGGAAGGGGAAACTGTATCCCAATTGGGAAGTCGTGTATTTACAAGCGACTAAAATCTGTTCCCCAGGGACGGCCATTACGGTCGGATCATGTCAGCCATTGTTGAGCGACGCGGCGCTTGCGCCGTATCGTTCAAGGGCAGCTGCAGCCATGCAAGCGAATATTCCTCAAGGTTTTAAAGGCCTTCTGAATCTCGCAGAGCTTAAAGATTTTAAGCGTGTGGCCACATTATGTGTGAACGGAATCAGTGCTATGGCAAAATATGCCCGGTACATACTCCGTACGCAGTCCAAGAAACAGATCGCGGCAGGGGTTTATCTCACTGACTCCTTCGCGGTGCAGCCAACGCTGCGCGCAATGTTCGATCTTGATCAAGCGATTGGTAATTACCATCGCGCTCTTGACAACTATGAACAACAAGGGCATCAGCGATCGACGCACCATTATTCTGAGAAAATCAGTTTTAGTGGAGTACCTTCCCTATCAGGTGATATTGTTAACTACCTCGAGAAGGACATTGTATACTGTGCCACAGCCGTCGTGATGTACGCGAATGCGTCATCATACAAACGACCGGACAAGTGGGACTACTTTGGCATGAGCTTGACACCATCGACTGTGTGGGATTTAATCCCATTCAGTTTCCTGATCGATCATGTTTTCACGGTCGGGGCAACGATGGACCATATGAGTAGGAATGTGGATCCCTCGTCTCGCATGCTTTCATTTTGCGATTCGCAGAAGTCCACGGCGTCTTATGTGACGCTAAATCGCTTTAGGGGATACAACGTGGATGAAGTTGTCTCCGCGAAGTTTGATGATGCAGCGCAAACATCGTTTGCGCACCCGTATCATTATGTATCTGCCGCATGTAAAGCGACAATCTACTCACGGGCTGTACCACCCATCCCCTCTCCTGCCAAAATAATTTGGCCGGAGTTTCGCTCACCGACGTCGGGTACTGCTACGACGGTTGGGGCGATGCTGACAGCAGCGGGGAAGCTAGAAGATAATCCACTAGCTTATTTTTCACGGCACTTTCGTTAGATTCAGAAAGTGCGGAGCGTCGTGCTCTTAACAACTTACATTTTTGTAAGCGGTAATCTGTGCCGTACACAGTGAGGATATGAAATCATGTTTGATTCCACAGTCGTTATTCCGACCACTCCCCCCGTAACTTTCTCAATGGTTTCGCGCGAAGGGTTCAATACCCAACGTAACGAAACGACCGCCGGCGTCGCAAGTGACTCTATCGGTACGCTCGTAATAAAACACGATGCTGACCCGAAAAAGAAGACCAAGCCTAATCGTCGTGTGGTCTCGATTGCTCGTGACTACAAAGACACAGCAAGCGGGGTGGTGTCAACAGGCATTGTCCACGTTGTCTTTACGCAGCCGAAAGGTTATCCGGATGCGGACATTCAACTTTTGTGGCAACAGCTCGAAGCGTTCATTACTCCAAACGTGGCCAAGCTGTTGGTGGGTGGTAATTAGTTACACCCACACGGTGAGTAGGGGGCGCGCTTCGCGCGTCCCTGACCTCGACTGAGATCTCGAACACAGTCAACAAACCTTGCGAGGAGAGTTCACTATGTCTGAAGATTTCCCAGAGTTTGCATTACATCTGCGCGTTATATTTGACGCAATGATGGGATGCCCTAACTATACCGTTCGCCGTATCGAAAAAGATCTTTCCGAAATCAGGAAAAGGTTTGCGCACGAGGGTATACCCTTTGTAACGCAGCGACTGCCTCTGCTTGCAAAAGCATTGGAATCCGCTCTCGAACACGGCTCATGGATTTCGCCTCAGGGGTTTTGTAACGCCCCCGGCGTGCTGCTTCCTCAAATGTTTTTACCTGCATTTAAGGAGATATTCTATGACAACGGTACGCTCCAAGAAGAACCAAGCGCGGTCGCCATATCAGCGATCCGTCAAGCATGTTATTTCTCTTACAAACTTGATCTTGGCCATTCCATCGATTGCGAGGAAGGTTCCCTACGGGACTTTGTTAACCTCGACACTGAGCTGTCTGATCAAAATGATTGGAACAGCTCGTGGGAACAAAGGAGAATTGTCCTTACTGCTAGGGTTTTGCTTAGCAATATATTCCTTAGTTTTAATCCTAAGGATATTAGGCCCAGATCTGGGCCCGGCGCTTCCGCCGATGGGACTTTGAGGCAGGATAGATATTCGCCCCACTCTTTTTATGATCAAATAGCTCAGTATTACGACTATTTGGACATGTTTTTCGTGTCCTCCGATCATATTTCCGATCGTCTCACGAACTTATGTGCCCTGCCCGTGAAAACGGAAGGCACTAGTAAGATAAGACTTGTACCCAAGGATTCCCGTGGGCCAAGGATTATATGCATGGAGCCACAAGACTATATGTGGCTTCAGCAGGGGTTAGCTGATAAGATGCGTGCTCGACTAGAGTCGCACCCTTTTACGAGGGGTCATGTCAATTTTAAAAGACAGGACGTGAATCAGCATTTAGCCAGATTAGGTTCGGTGCACGGCTCTCTATCCACGTTGGATATGAAAGAAGCATCGGATCGGATCTCCCGTAAATTGGTAAGATTCCTTTTCGAAGGATCAACCAGTCTCTGGCCTGCATTCGACGCCATCTCTACTAAGCAGTATGAACTGCCCAACGGGGATGTGCTCAGGTCTTCAAAGTTCGCGCCAATGGGCTCGTCCTTATGTTTTCCTGTTATGTCGGTATTGCATTTCGTACTCGCGTGCGCCTGTATAAAACAGCGCACGGCAGAACCGCTTGACGTCATTATGAAAGGAGTATGGGTATACGGCGACGACATAATTGTTCGTTCCGAATACACCTCAATCCTATTCGAATTATTTCCGTCCTTCTCGTTGAAATTTAACGAAGGGAAGTCATTTTCGAAAGGAAAATTCCGAGAGTCATGCGGGTTAGACGTCTTTAATGGAGAAGACGTAACTCCAATTCGCTTAAAGAAGCGATTATTTGATGACGCAGATGCAGCCTCTTTATCGGCTGTTATAGACTGTGAGGCGAACCTACGTAAAAAGGGTATCGTCTCTGCAGCTAATTACTTGCGAAATCTACCAGTGTTTTGTGATCTGCCCGCCGTTCACTCAGCAGCGGGTCTTGTGGGTTGGAAGTCTTCAATCCCATCACCTACACGACGTAGATGGAACACCAATTATCAGTGCTGGGAGTACAAGTGTAGACGGTTTAAAACCGAAAGCACCCTTTCAATGCTTGGTTGTTGGGAACAGCTCTTACGGTCTCAACTCGAGACTCGAGAGCGTTCATGTGATCTGCCGTCACGCTCCAGCGATATCAAAATCGCATGGGCGTGGGTTCCCGAGTCGACGTATTTGGCCTTGAGAAAGCCAATACTAGATAAGATCGGTAACCTACAAATGTAAAACGGAGGGGGGTCGGTGCTCTTAGAGTAAGCCCCATACATGGTTGAGCCGGAAATTCCGG